CAATGCTTTTAAGGTCCGCCGCTATGGTGGCCTCCTCCAGCCGGCCCCGCCGAAACAAGCGCAGGATGCGGCCAGGGAAGGGCTCGCGCACCGCCCAGCGGAATGACAGCCAGAGCCACCGGTCACAAGCGTGGCCAAGCTGGCTGGCGCCGAGGTGCGACCTGGGCAACTCAACCTGGCGCTCGTGGGCGGCGTCGATGGCTGCGGCCACCTCGTCAACGATTGGGATTGCAGACATTAGGCGGCCTCTGGCTCGGGTTGGACAGGCTTGACCCAGGAGACCTCGCAGCCGTGGATGGTGGAATACTTGAAGTCCACCGCGTTAAATATGTGCTCCTGAAAATCATAGTCCATGCGCTTGTTGGCCCACTCCAGCACGGCCTCGGTTACTTCTTTTTCGGTCAATTTGAGAATCATGGTGTTTCCTATTTGGTTTGAGTTGGAGCGTGACACCCGTCACGCCCCGTCACGCTATGTCACTTCGCCCAAGGCGGCGCAGCCTTCGCGCCAGCAGCTGGTGCCGCCGGCTTGCTTGCCGCAGGCATTGCCCCGCCAGAGATGGTGGCAAAGTCTTTGACCTCGTTGCCTTCCCCGTATTGCTCAGACTGCGTGACGTTCAGCTTGATCTTCAATTGCCCGCCGATCAGTTGGTCGGTGTCGTTCACCTTGGCCAGGCCAATCGCTCGCATCAGGCTGTTCAGTTGTTGCCGACCGATCTCTTCCGCTTTCGGATTCGGGTTGGAGATGTTCAGATTCCCGAAAATTGTGCGGCCTTGATGCGACGGGCCGGTAATGTCGTACTTCAGGCTGATGTAGCGCCCAGTGCCGGCCTTGGTGTCTTTGACGGTCGCCTGCGTGATGGCTGCCGTGTACCAGCCGGCAGGCAGAGGCTCAAAGCTCTTGCCCATGGGCAGGTCAGCAGCGACGAATGTTTCTCCGAATGAGGCCATGATGTTTATTCCTTGGTGATTGAAAAAGACGGGCGGCCCGCCGTGGTGGTGATCGCACCCAGGAGCGGGCGCGTGATGGATTCGTCAGCCGACTTCCAGGCCGACGAATTGATTTCCGGTTTCCAGCGGAAAAGGGAGCCAAGGTGCTCGGCCAAGCCAGCCTCGGCAGCGATCGCTTGCAGCTTGTCGCTGTCAATCTTGTGGTTGAGCCGGCCAGCGATCTTGACCGTGTAGACGCTGGACAAAAAGGTCTTGGTGCCCTCCATGTCCTTGGCAATCTTGAACTGCTCGATCATGGCGTCTTCGACAACCCGGCGGGCCTCGGTTGCCAAGCGCTCGGCCTCTTTGCAGGCCAACCAGACGGCGATCATTTCGCACCGCCTATCTTGCCAATGATCTGGCCCAGGTCTGGCGCTTCCCAGACTCCGAGCTTGCCGCTGCGATCCTTCGCCAGCCAGAGGCCATCCGAGTCGCACATGAGTGCCCGCTGGCTTATCCCTTCGGCATCCTTCTCGACTCGCAGGGCCAGCACCTCGTCGAAAAAATAAGGCAAGGCCTGGCCGGTCTTGTTACCCGGCATGCTTGGCGAGTACAAGACCCGGCCCATCTCGTCCTGCGTCTTCTCAAGCTTCGCGCTCATGTAGACGTGGCGGCCAGCCAGGTCGCGGAAGGCGCGGATAATGTCGGCCATCTGTTCTTGCATCGCGCCATAGGCTGCCCTCGGGTCTTTGTTCGACTTCTTCTCAGCGTTCAGGACCACCTCAGCAATCTCCGAGATGCTGTCCAGCGCCACGCTCTGGTAATCCTTGGCCTCGTGGCTGTCGCGCAGCCAGCTGTATGCCTCCATGAGCGTGGCCATGGAGCTCACCTCGATGTAGGGCAGATTTGCGTCTTGGATTGAGAGCAAGCCGCCCTCGGCGCTCAAGATGATTGGCGCTGGCAGGGTTGCCGCCAAGGTTGTTTTGCCTGCGCCGGCTTGTCCGTAGACGAGGATCTTGGCGCCGTTAGACGCCAGATTGGAGGTGGTTTTTAGGTTGATGGCCATTTTGTTTTTACTTAGGCAGGTGGTACTTTGCCGAATACTCGGCGAACTCTTTGACAGCAGCACGCAGGGCTTGCCATGCCCTCGGGCTTGGCGGTTTCCACGGGCCTTCTCCCCATGCCATGATTTCCGCTACGCGCTTAAAACGATTGTGCAAGGTTTCGATGTCTTGCTTTGTTGGTACAGGCTTCATGTCAGCTCCTGTTAGCTAGTTCAAGGGCGATCCACGCTTCAGCCGCTTTGCGGCGAGCAGTCTTGCGTACTGGTGTTGTGCAAAAGCAGTTAGCGCAACGCCAGACCATTCCGCAATCGGCAGTGCCAACTTGTTCGTGCGGTGCAACGCCGCCGCAGCGCTTGCAATGCTTCTTGGTTCTCATTTCGTTTCCTTCGTGTCAGCACTCGTCGGGAGATCCGTTCAGTGCATGGATAGCATCCTACCCTATCTTTTCAAGTTGTGGTAAACTTTTTTTCGATCTTCACCAACTTTTTTTTAGGAGTACACTTTATGATGACGATTGAGCAAGTCGTTGCCGCTCTGCAAGACCGCAAGGTTCGGGTCGTTGCGGCAGCGACAGGGCTGCACTACAGTACCGTTCTTGCCCTCCAGCGCGGTCGCAGCAAGCGGCCACGCATCACCGCGATACAGCGGTTGTCGACCTATCTATCTAAGGCTCCAGCCAATGGCAGACCTGACTAGCATTTTCGGCGGCGTTTACGCTCTCCCAGAGCCCAAGAGGATTGAGCCACCAGACGAGCAGTTACGGGAGGCAATGGTAGAAGCCGGCCTGGAGCCGCCAGAGGCGATCTACCTAGACGGCAAGCTGCACAGGTTCAACTCTGGCACCAAAGGCACGCCAGGCCACAGCAAACCCGGTTGGTACGTGGCATTCGGCGATGGCGTCCCGGCAGGGCGGTTCGGCTGCTGGCGAGCAGGCATCGAGCAGGCCTGGCAGGCAGAGATGGGAAGGAAACTTACCATCGCGGAAGAAATGGCGCATACCCGGCGAATGGCCGAGGCTAAGGCAGCGCGGGAGGCCGAGCAGGAGCGCAGCCAGGCGGTTGCCGCCAGTACGGTTGATGCGATCTGGACAGCAGGCGGTGCAGCGAGTGCCGATCATCCGTATCTAGCACGCAAGGGCATCGCACCCAACGGCGCAAGGATCACCGGCGACGGGCGGCTGATGGTCCCGCTGTACGGCTCCGAAGGTGATCTAGCCAGCGTTCAGTACATCGCAGCCGATGGCGAGAAACGCTATCACCCCGGCGGCGCTACAGGTGGCAAGTTCTGGATGCTCGGCGAGCCTAGCAGCATCATCTACATTGCCGAGGGCTTCGCTACTGCCGCCACCATCCACCAGGCCACCGGCAAGGCTTGCGCAGTGGCGTACAGCGCCAGCAACTTGGTCCCAGTCACCGGAGCGCTTCGGGATCGGTTCGGGGCACAGCAGGACTTGGTTATCGTGGCCGACAATGATGCGAGTGGAGTCGGTCAAAGGTACGCCGAGCAGGCCAGCGCCAAGTACGGTGCTCGGTCGGTAATGCCGCCCGCGGCCGGGGACGCCAATGATTACGTTCAGGCAGGGCATGACCTTGCGGCGCTGCTTGAGCCAGCAGTGAGCGACTGGCTGATGCCGGCGGACGAGTTCTCCCGCCAGCCTGCGCCGATTCGGTGGATGGTGAAGGGCTGGATTCAGCAAGCGGCGCTCATCATGATCCACGGTCCGAGCGGAGGCGGCAAGACGTTCGCCACGCTCGACTGGTGCCTGCGGATGGCCCAGGGGCAGCCGGACTGGTTCGGCAACCGGGTCACGCCAGGCGCGATCGTCTATCTGGCGGGCGAGGGCCACCACGGTCTGCGCAGCCGGATAGCGGCCTGGAAGGAGCGCCACGGGAATGGTCAGGCTCTTAATATGTATCTCAGCAAGAGCGGCTGCGATCTAGATACTCCAGAGGGCTACCGCAAGGTCTCAGAGCACATCAGGGCGCTCCCCATCAAGCCCGCCATCATCACGATAGATACCCTGCACCGCTTCAACTCTGGGGACGAGAATTCATCCCAGGATGCCAAGGCGATGTTAGATGCCTGCGCCATGCTAATGGCTGAATTCAATTGCACCATCATACTAGTCCACCATACCGGCGTATCTGAGGAGACCCAGCACAGGGCTCGAGGCTCGAGCGCTTGGCGCGGTGCGCTGGACATTGAGATCAGCATCGTGCCGGCCAAGGGCGACGCGCCGATGGAGATTATCCAGCGCAAGAGCAAGGATGCCGAATTGGCGGCTACCTTATATGCTACGCTTGAGAAAGTGATTATTCCAGGGTGGTTTGACGAGGACGGGGAGCCGGTGACGAGCGCGGTGCTGGTGCAGGCGGGCGAGCCCACCAAGACCGCCAAACGCAAGCTGCGCAGCACCAACGCCAATGTGGCCTGGGAGGCGTTCAAGGTACTTAATTCCAAGCTGGTCGCTCGGTCAGAGTGGCGTCAGGCGTTCGATGAACTGTCCGAGTTGGAGTCCACCAACAGCAAGAAGCAAGCGTTCACCAGGGCCGTTGTGGAGCTTCTGGAGCGTGGCGAGATGGTCGAGGAGGAGCCCGGAATTTATGAGCTGGGGATCGGATTTTGACCGGGTACAGGGTACAAGCGGGTACAAGCGGGTACAGTTGTACC